TTACTCTTGAACCACGTTCTAAAAGTGCAACTGTAGTACCGACCGCGGCTTGTTGATTCATATCTCCAACTTGTGCATCTGCAATACTTGCAAATCTTTGACCTGCATTAACCACAACTCCCATTAATTGTAAAAGAGTTTGGTCTGGTCCTTTAAAAGGTAATTGCATAAACTGATCTTTGATATTTCCACCAGGTGCATCTACATCTCTAAACTCACCAGGTTGTAATGGCTGTGCATCATCTCTAATTCTTATACCTCTAGTTTTAAAACCAGCTGGTAAATTAGCTAAAGTTCCTGCATCTAATAATTGTCTTAATGCAGAAGTTGCTGTTCTAGTTAAACCACCAATCATATGAATTAAACCAAAACCATAAAAACCTGTACCTGGTAAAAATTTATATTGTACAAAGTATTTTATTTTTTGTTTAGTTGGATCATCTTCTGTGTAATTTCTTCTAATAGATAAAATTTCATTAGTAGATTCTAAAACAGTTATAATATATGGAAGTTTAATTCCTGTTGGCTCACCATCAGAACCCATGTCTTCAAAACCTTCTAAGTCTAAATCTGTATGTATTTCTAAAAGTGTGTATTGATCTTCTGCATTTCCATCTTTAGAAATTCCTTCTAATCTTAACTCTGCATCTTTAATTTGATTTTCTGTAACAGGAGGTTGTCCAATATCTATGTCTTTGTAAAAACCAGAAACTTGTTGTTTTCTAATTTCATTTTCTGACATTCTTAAAACATGAACAATTGCTTCTGCGTCTTCTAATGAGTTAGCCGAATAAGGTACAACTAAATCATCTGCTTGTACAAATTTAGAAACAGCTCTACCTAGAAGATCATCATAATAAATTTTCTTAAAGGTAGAACCTGAGAGGGGTAGATAAAAAAGCATTTGATCAAATTCAGGTTCATACTCTGGCATTTGATCCATGATTTGATAATTCATAAAATCTTTTACTCTGTGTGCTTGGTCTTGTTTTTCGTTAGTCACATCTCCTAAAATTTGTGCACGTACTGGACCATCAGCTGGTAATAATTCTTTGTAAGCTTGCGCTTGAAATTGTGTAACCGCTTCAGCAAGAACAGGATGGTTAACACCACTTGCTCCTCTAAAAGGTTGTGTTCTTTGTTCGTATTTAAATCCTAAAAGATTTAAACCTTCTCTGTAAGTGTCTTCCCAGTCACCTCTAGATTGTTTGTATTCTGTATACTTGTCAAAAAGATTAGAACCTAGTTCGTCTAGGTATTGATCATTCATAACTTCTGCTAAGTTTGAAAAATGATCTTCTGTTTGTAATCCTTCCATGGCATTAGGATCAAAATTTATTTCTGCTCCACCTTCTTCATCCATAGTTACATTTGCTTGACCTTCTTGTGTCGGAACAGAATCTTCTGGAACTGTAACTTCTTGTTCTACAAAAGCTTCGTCAGTAATTGGTTCGTTGGGTAATGCGTCTTCGATTTTTGCCATATCTCTTTCCTGTTAATTACAACACACCTTTATATGTTGGATTTGCAAGTATACCTAATAATCCTTGATTTGGCAATGATTTTTCTTCTGGCTCTTCTTCTACTAAATTTTCAATTCCATACTTATAATATGGACCCATTTGACTTTCTATATATTTTTCTTTAGCTGTATCCATTTCTGTTTTGGAAGGAGCTACATCCATATAATCTACCATTCTCATACCTGCACCAATTCCAGCATCAAAATCTTTGTTTGCAATATTTCTAAGTTTTTGTGATTTAGGCATTGCTTCTAAATTTTCTTGTAATCCTGTTCTTGCAAAAGTAGCTTCGTAAGGTGTTTCAAATTTTGCATCTTTACCTCTTATTTTATCTACACCAAACTTACCTGCTCCATAAGCTAAACCTGGAAGGTTAACAACGTCTTCAAAAAACTTTTCAACCATGTATTGTCCAGAATTTTTAAGACCTGCTCCCTGTCCTACGGCATCAGAAAAATTATATGCAGCAAACACAGGTTCAATAATTCCTGTTGCTTTACCTGCTACTTTTACAACTTTACCAGCAACGTTTAAAGCTTTCTTAACTGATTCAGGTATTTGAACATTCTCTAGTTGAGCAGGAAAAGAATACACACCACTTCCTGATCTGTTGTTTTCTATTATACCAATTATTTGAGCCAGTTTAGGATTGTTTTTAGCTTGTTTTATAATTTCTGCTCTTCCTTCAGGAATATTATAAAGTTCTGTAAGATACTGTTTAAATCTTTGTGGCTGAGTTGTAGTTTTAAAAGCACCTTCGTTATATTGAAATTTTCCGTTAACTATTTTACCGGCTGTACCTTTAATGTTAGTATTTTTAGATATTAACTCATTAAGTTTTTTTAAGTTAGACTTAGAATCAATTCCTTTATCTATTTGACTAATTAAAAATTTTCTATTTAGGTTAAAACCTTTTCTACCAAGCTCTGCATTTTTTTTCATAGTCATACCAGTTAAAACATTTAAACTTTTAGCCATTTGTTTTTTATCTTTTATTCTAGCAATGTCCGCAATACCATGAACGTGTTCAGTACTATATCCTAAAGATTTATTTCTTTGTGCACCTTTAGTAAGAGGAGTTGAATCAAAAATATCTGTCAAAGCTTTACGTTCTTGTTTCATAAAATTTAAAATACTTGTAGTACCCATCATTTGTTTTAAAAGTTTAGGTCCTAAAGTTTTTTCAATTGTCTGAATGTGTTTAAGATATGCACTACTACTTGTTTTATTAATGTAAGATTTGTAATTAGGAAACTGACTTGAAAAAAATTTATTTTGTCCAGAACCTTTGATAGTGCTTTCATCTAATAAAGAAATAGCCTCTGAAAGTCTAGGGTTGTTTAACATCTTACCAAATCTTTTAGTTTCTTCTACATTTGTAAGTTTAGATTTATTCTCAGTTACATAATCCATATAATCAGAAGTTAATTGTTTTAATTCTGGATCTTGAATTAATTTTTCTGAAAGAAATAATGATTTAAAAAAATTAGCAGGACTTGCGGCTTTTCCTATTCCTGTTAAAGGTGGAATTTTATTCATTCTTAAAGCATTTGCACCTACTGAAGTATTAGATGAAAGTCTTCCTATATTAGGATATTGGCCTCCTCCTGCTGTTAAAGTTGCAGGCTTCGGTCCTTTTATTTTATAAAGATCTGTTTGTTTATAATCATTAATCAAATCTTTCATTACTTTGTCAGCTTGATTTACTGAATATTTATTAGAATTAGTTTTAATCCAATCTTCTACCCAATTGTTAATTTGTTTAGTATATGAATTTTTTTTAACCGCGGCTTCATCTGATGCTGTTTTTATTCTTTTTGATTTTGCTTTAGGACTTAAAACAGTATCGTAGTGATATTTTTTAGCAGCTTGTAAAGCAAGTGCGGGAGTTTTATAATCTTTTAATCTAAATCTTTTGTCAGCTTGATACTTAGTTCCTGTTCCTTCTTTATTTCTTGAATAATTTCGAACTTTAATTTCATCTTTACTAGGCACATAAAATATACCTTTAGTATTATTTATTTTTTTAAGTAATGCCTCTGATACTTCACCACCATTTTTATACCCTTGTCTCATAGCCTCTTTGACTGCTTCGCCAAACTCGTAGCCATCATCCATAAGCTCTTTTACTTTTCCAGTAAATGCTTTATCGCCGGAACCGTTAGTCGATCCGCCGTCCGCGAATCTTTTTTTAAATAATATGTTACCGCCGTCTTTGTTAACGTCGACCTCGAACATCGAATCGTCGCCATAGTAACCGCCGCCAATGTTTAGCTTACCGTCTTTATAACGATAGCCGCCTTGGATTTTACCTTCTTGTTTTTTTTCTTGTAAGTTTGTTAGGATGTCTTCAAATAGTCCGGCCATTACCGTCTCCGTAGACTAACAATGCCGCCGTCGAAATAGCTTGCTCTTCCACCGTATCTATAATCTGTTCTTCCTTTACCAGTTTTATTACTTACTGGACCGCCGGTTGTTGAATTAATACCAAATCCTTGTCCTGAATCAAAAGATTGCTTACCATCACTACCTAATCCATAATTATTTGGTCCGTGTACATTACGATCATATTGTCTTGCTGACTCTGCTCTAGATGCAGCAGCATTTATTGCTTCAACTTCTTTTCGCAATCTTTCTCTTTCAATTGCGTCTAGTGTTTTTTTATTATCATCCATAAATTTTTGTCTATCTTTTTTAGTTTTTAAGAACTCACCAAAATTTTTAAAATCTCCAGGTTTAAAACCTGTAAAGGTTCCGGATATCTGTCCATCGTAATAACCTTTTTCATCTTTTTTAGGACCAAATCCTAAAGCTTCCATTGCTATTCCAGCAATACCTTTAAAACCTATTCCTGCATGATTAATATTTTTACCATCAAATGTTTTGTAATTACCTTGGGCTGGATCTTTATAACCAGTTACAGTTTGTTGTTCAAACATTCCTGTCTTTGAATTATAAACATCTTTCTGAAAAGTTTTTACATCACTAATATCTAAATTACCAAAAGCTCCGCCACCGCCTTGTTTATCATTATTATTATCTTGAAATTGATTTATGTTTTGATTTATAATTCCTTTTTCTGGAACATTAGGAGTTGGAACTGGTTGTATAGTTGCTGGAGGAGGTGTAGAACTTCCACCAAACAAATCTAAATATTGTTGTAAAGTATAATTACTTTGTAACGTCGGGTTTTGGTTATATACATTTGTTAAATTTTGTGGGCTCATTAATAATACTCTCTTATTGGGCTAGGAATGCTATCTTCTTTTTCATCATCCGGAAGACTTATAAATCCTCCTTGTCTAAATCTCATTACCGCCTGTGTTGTACTGTCCACCAAATCATCATGATCTCCATAAGGAAATGACGCACACTCTTCAACTACCTCTTCTGCGAATTTCATATCCGGCGCCCAAATTTGGCCACTCTCGAAGATTGGCGCACAGGCGTTTACTCTAGCATGTTTATCGTTACCTCTGCTAGGAGTGAAATTTATAACAGGTATCCCCATTTTTCGCAACTCATAAGTTAAAGGTAATCCAGATGCTTTAGACTCAATAATGACTGTTTCAGGATTCCAATATCTATATTGCTCCATTGCTTTTTTACGAAGTTCTGGAAACTCTAACCTATCTTTAACAGCATCTAGTAGTATTAAATTAGGAGGTGAGTCTTGATCGGGTCTAAATACACCCCAAGTAGTAATAGCAGAATAGTCAGCTGATTCTTTTTTTAAAAACGCTGTATCATAAGATTGTATTACATGTTCTAAAGGTGGCATTGTATCTTTTTCCCAAACCTTCCACCACTCACGTTTAATTAATGATCCTTCTTCCGCTGTTGGGTTTTGCATCCACTGTGCGTTCCACTTACCAATACTAATAGAAGCTTTGACACCTTCTAGTTCATCTTTTTTCCAATACTCTGGCCATACAGGTTTACCTGATGGTAGTATTGCTGGAAATTCTATAAGGTGCCATTGATCTGATTTTAATTCTTTTTGACTTTTTAATAACATACCTGTCAAATCTTTCATATTCCATCGTGTCATAACCACAACGATTGCTCCACCTGGTTGAAGTCTTTGTCTTGGACCTGACGTGTACCATTCATAAGCACGTTCCATCGAAGCCATATTCAATGCGTCTTGCTCAGAATGTGGGTCATCAATAATTAAAAGATCCGCGCCCCGTCCAGTAATGGCAGATCCAACACCGGCCGCGTAATACTCACCGCCTTGCGAGGTTTCCCATTTACCAGCAGCTTGTGAATCTTCGCGGAGCGTGGTTTTGAACATTTGTTGATACTCCGGAGAATCAATTAGTGTTTTAGCTTTTCTACCAAATCTAATTGCAAGCTCAGTTGTGTGAGTAGATTGAATAATTTTTAAATCAGGTTTACGACCAACCATCCAGGCAGGAAGTAAGAAAGATGCAAACTCAGACTTAGTATGTCTAGGTGGCATATTTATAATTAATCTTTTTATTTCACCTTTTGCAAGTTTGTTAAATTTGTCTGCAATTTTTTTGTGATGTTTACCTTCTATAAATTCAGGCCAAACGTGTTTTACA